ATTCTCTTCCAAAGAAGAATTGTTCCATTGGACTTAGGGTATAGATTTCTCCGTGACATTGATTTTTTTTGACAGCAGATTCATCTGCAACTTGCACTGTTTCAAATCCTACAAACTCTCCATCTTGTACCGTCAATGGTCTAAGTCCTGGATATCCTACGATATAATGAAACTCTCCCTGAGAAGGCGACGCTGCCATTTCCAATGAATCTAATCTAGAGTCACCTTCCACTAAACAGATGTCGTGTTTTGTGTCAATATAGACAACTTGTTTCCACGCATCAATTTTTCCGTCGTTAGAGACAATTCTAACCCAGTGATATCTTTCCTTTTCTTTCGACTTTCCCCAACTTCTAAAAACTATTACATCACTGTTTTTACGTTATCCTGCTTTACCAAAAAACTAAAAAGGAGGTAATCAGGCCCCCGGCTTCAGGGAATCATGGGCTTTACACCATGATGAGGGAAAACTTATTTAAATGTTAATAGTAAAATATAAACTTGCCGACTGTCTGGACTTACGGGTTTATAATCGGAAAATATAGGAAGGTCGTTTATTTGTCTAGCACACATAGTCACTAATGTCACAAAATATCACTCATCTGGCATTTCTAAGACTTTTTCTATTGATTCTCTTTTAATCCTTCTGATGCCTCTTATTTTTATTGCTTCAAGCAGGCCTTCGTCACACCATCGATAAATAGTTGACAGACTCACCTGAAAAATATCCTTTACCTCATCAGGCCTGTAAAGCTGTTTGATTTGAGTATTATTCATTAAGATCTACCTCTTTTTGTATCCATGGATAGGGCATACCCATTCATCTGAAAGGTGAAGTCGTGTTTTGTGGTTTATTTCCAAATCCACAGACTTATCAAACATTTCCTGACAATTGCACTTTTCCTTTTTATCTTCAGGCTTAAATTCTGGCAATTCGTATTCGGAAAAGACAATCCCTTGATCACTGACCGTTATCTTGCTAATCAGACGCTTTACATCTTCCCATTTAACCCATTCGCCCTGAGGGTCAGCATTTAATGATCCATATACAAAATTTTCATCATCTTCGATCCTGCCCATTATCAACCCTGCGAATTTATACCTTTTTATCATATTATTACTCTCCTGTTAAATTGTCTCATCCTCTCATCCTTTCGAGTATTTGTTCTTTGTTGAGATTATCATAGATCGATTTCACGCACCTTGCCTCTGGATTCATTGCCATAAGTGCGACTGCGTTGAAAGTTGCCATAAGTGGATCGATCTTGCCGGTGCCGCTTGCCTGCTTTGTAATCGATATTGCGTTCCCCTTAGGTTCTACTCGTGCATTACCGACACACCAATTCATAAGAGGTTGACCGCCATGTATAAGCGATTTCTCTGCCACCTTGCGTTCTGTTGTCTTTATGGCCCCGTTTAACCTCCACCCTTGAGGTATTCCCACAATCCGATCATGTTCTATTGCCAGTTCTCCCTTTTCGTCCCCTGCTTCAAGTTCATCAACAATGGCACCTATCCCCGCCTGGTCAACTCCAATCCTGTCTAATAACCCAGTTGCTTCACATTTCCGAACGATATCCCCACATTGTTTAATATCTTCTCCTATGTCTTCAATGATAATAAGATCCCCATCTTTTGCAAAGTCTTTATACTTTGGAGCCTCAGACTTGCGACGTTCCAGCGCTATACTATGGCACCATGCGCGAGTAAATAGCAGCCAGCGGCCTGTTTCTATTTCCCGGCCAAGGGCTGAATATCCCAAAAGGTCATCAAGGCCCCCGCCGTCAATGCCCACTACAACGACCTCGGAGCGCTCAAGGATGGTTTCAAGGGTCACTTCCCCGGCGGCTTCTTCCCAGAAGTCGGCACCTGCCCACCGCTGAGTTTTGAGAGAAAGCCCCATTTCGACGTTTAGGTGCTTCGCAAGGAAGCCCTGCATGGATTCGTGGCCATCGTTTTCGGCTTTCTTGAATTCCCGGTTGATGAATTCAACATCGACCGATGCGCCCAAATTCGGGTTGGTCACATAGAAAAGCTTTGGATCCAGATATTTTTTACCCTCAATGATGCTTTCCGGGAATTCATAAATCACTGGAAGAAATTGATTGTCGTCTATTTTGCCGTCGCGGACTCCCCGGGCATAATCTAATTTTTGTTTAAACACTCCCGCAGGGGCTTCGTCGGATTGAGTGGATAGGTAAATCACAAACCCCTCGGGACGGGATGCAAGACCGCCGCAAGCCTCTCTGAGCATGTTTTCAGCGTTCGGACGCTTGCCGAACAGCCAAAGCTCGTCTATGAGAATCCCTGTTGATTTTTTACCACCCACGGTTTCGCTGTCGGCTGCAACAACTTTGAGAGTTGCGCCTGTCCCCCTATGGGTAATTTGCCGGTAATGGTTCTGAACGTGCATGAGGTCTGAAAGCTCTTCGTCGGCTTTTACCATGTCCCTGGCAGGGTAAAATGAATTGTTGGCTATTTCCACGGTAGGCGCAAGGATGGTGAACTCGGCTGATTCGCGCCAGTTTCTAACTAAAGCCGTCATCATTATCCCGGCTGCCCCTGTCGATTTTGAATTTTTTTTGCTGATAAGAAGAAAGGATTCCCGGAGTAGCCGACGGCCCTCGGCAGCATCGTATGACCCGAAAATAGCCCCCACAAAGTCAAACAGCCATGGCCGGCCAGCCTCTCCCATGGTGGGCCTGTCCAAAACGTCAACAAGCCGAAGCTCCTTGAAAACGGAAAGGGCTGAATCGGCCTCTTCCCGAAAAAGTGGAGGGAATGGGATGAGGGATTCCCCGGCAAGGATTCGTTTTTCCCAATCTGGGCAGGCTGTTGTCCACTCGGTCATTTATTCACCACGGCCAGCCTCGGCGGGGCGCTCGGAGCAAACCGACCGGCTCCCGCCGCCTTTGCTTTTTCGTCTCGCTCTTGTTTCTTGTCTTTTTCGCCTATTTTGGGATGGGCGAATGGCAGGGCTGCCACAGCAAGGCGGTCCTTGCGGTCTTCGTGGGCCGCTGGATCGTTGATCACGTCCATGATGTATTCCAGGGGGAGCTTTTTGCCTTCCGGTTGGGGTGTTGGTGCCTGGATTACATCCTTCGTGCGCGGCCTACACTTCTTGCTGGATTCAACAGTTTCCGGTGTGGCCGCTTGGGCCTTTGGTCGCAACTTTCGGGGCTTTTTATCTTTAGACCCCATTGGCCGGCCAGATCCAGATCTATACCCGCCTTTCATGGCGTTCTCTCCTCAAAATTAAAACAGCGCTGAAAGTGGCAATTTAGCCTATCCCCTTTTGAGAGGTTCTCTTTCGCCCACAGTGGTTGAAGATTCTTTAGGTTCCAGCATCTTTTGAATTCTGAATCGTGCAAATTATCAAAACTAAAAGCACTTACAGGGACAACGTGGTCGATGTGTATTTCTCCGTTCATAAATTTCTGCCACGTCATGCCTTTTGTGAAGCGTTTTTGTAAATGGGTTTTCAAATCATCTGTGTTATAGCCAAGCAAGTCTTCCCATGGCATGCCATTTTTTCCATTTTTCAATGCTTTATGTATTTGGGCGGCTATCCTGTGCTTAAGTACGTATTTTAAATAGTTTTTGCGCTTTTCAGCCTCACGCTTACGCCTGCTTATTCTTCTTCTTTCGCGGGCCTCATCTGGGTCAACAGGGATTCCGACTGCCTTTTTGAATTCATCTGAACGAACCCAGCACTTACCAGAACAATATCGCGCCTTGTTTTGTGTAAAGAAGTCCGCGCCACATTGTTGACATATTGCTCTTTTTTTTCTGTTTTTATTTGCCTCAACAGCGATACGGCATTCGTCAGAACAATATTTCTTTGGGCCTTTCTTATCCCTGTTATCAATCCACATTTTGCCGCATTGGCCGCATTTTCTTTCAATTTTTAAGATGTTAAGGCGTTCCTTTGCCGCCTGCGCCTTGCATCTTGGGGAGCAATATTTCTTTATTCCGATGGTCATTGCGCAACCACAAAAGGAGCACCGATACACTTTTAGGATTTTGAAAAAGACGGGGACCTGATTATTGTCAAGGAAATCGGCCAGGACATCGAACAAGCCGGGGACATCGTCCGAAAATGCGAAAAAGCGGGGTTGCTCGACCGGATCGGCGTGGATCAGGCCGGGATAGGTGCGATCGTTGACGATATTGAGGCCGGGGACGAAAACGGCGAATGGGCGATTGAACATGACCGGACAGTCGGCATTCCCCAGGGGTGGCGATTGAACGGCGCCATAAAGACGGCAGAGCGAAAAGTTGCCGAAAAAACCCTGATCCATGGGGGGCAGGCGCTTATGAACTGGTGTGTCGGTAATGCCCGGGTAGAACCAAGGGGGAACGCGATATCGATCACCAAGCAGGCAAGCGGTACCGGTAAGATCGATCCGCTTATGGCCATGTTCAATGCCGTTGCGCTGATGGCCATGAACCCCGAGGCGAGGTTTAAAAGATCGGCTTATGAAAGTTTAACATCAGACCAGATTAAAGAAAGGATGGCGTTTTGAAAAAAACTGAAATCATAGATGATTCCGGGCTGCCCAATAAATCACTTTTCAGGATCGGCGAGGTTGCTAACTATTTCAGCGTTTCCGAAAGAACCATATGGCTTTGGATTGAACACGGCCACCTTGTTTCAGAAAAAATACTCGGCATTACGAGGGTACCAAGACAGTCTATTTTGCATTGCAGATTCAAAACACTGGTTAAACGTGACCAATTAACTTCATAGTATTTCACAATATTTCATAACATTTCACTGTTTCTAATTATTCAAGCGTTTTACGCCTTCCCAAAATATCAAAAAATAGTTCATATTTCAGCCATCTTTTTATCTTAACAGCAGATATCTTTTACCTAAAAGGCTGATTTATGTGAACCTATTCGGCAAAATTAAACGCATTTTCAACCTGGGCCTCAACGATGAAAAGGCGTGGAATACGTCTTTGTGGAATCTTAGAGGCTCACAATCCCTTTCCGGCGAAACCGTCACAGAAGAAACCGCTCTTACCTATTCCGCAGTCTGGAACGCGATAACCCTTATTTCCGGAACAGTTGGATCACTTCCCCTTCACCTCATGCAGAAACAAGGGCAAAAAAAGCGTGTTGCCGACGACGATCCGCTTTACAGGGTCCTCCATGACCAACCGAACCCCTACATGACCGCCATGGCTTTACGGGAAACAATGACATCCCACATCCTTACCTGGGGGAATTGTTATGCAGAGAAGGTAAAAAACGGAATTGGCGAAGTGATTGCTTTGTGGCCGATACCTCCCAACCGGGTTTTGAACATCCAGATGATTGATGATGGCCTTTGGTACGAAATTAGGCTGGATAAAGAATCAAAATGGTTCCCAAGGGAGAATATACTCCACATCCCCGGACTCGGGTTTGACGGCTTTATAGGCTATTCACCCATTGCCATGGCCAGGAAGTCCATCGGCCTTGCAATGGCTATGGAGACGTTTGGGAGCCGTTATTTTGGGAACGGCACACATCCCGGCGTAATTGTAAGCCATCCGTCTGCGCTTTCGGCAACAGCTCACGAAAATCTGAAAAAATCACTTACGGAATCATATTCGGGGCTCGGGAATTCTCACCGGCTTTTGCTGCTTGAAGAAGCCATGAAGATTGAAAAAGTGGGCTTTGCCCCTGAAGAATCGCAGTTTTTGGAGTCCAGGGGCTTCCAAATTCCGGAAATAGCAAGGTGGTTCAACCTCCCACCCCACAAACTCAAGGACCTTACCAAGTCCAGCTTCAACAACATTGAACAGGAGCAGATTTCTTTTGTCACCGACTCCATCCTGCCATGGCTAATTCGGTTTGAACAAAACTATAACGCCCAGCTCTTAACTCCCGGCCAGCAGAGGCGCGAAAAACTCTATTTCAAGCACGTTGTCGAGGGGCTTTTGCGCGGTGATGCGAAAAGCAGGGGCGAATTTTACGGCGCCCTGCTTGACCGGGGGGTTTTCTCAATAAACGAGGTTCGGGAACTTGAGGATATGGACCCCATCGAGGGCGGTGATATTCATCTGGTTCCACTCAACTTTCAAAGCCTTGAATTTGCCAAAGAAAGGCCACAGCAAGCCGCTTCATTGAAGCAGAAGCAAATAACGGAGGGAAAATAATGCTGACAGTTAGAAAAATGGCCTCAAGAGCCACGTCCAACAGGTCAGATGTCCAGAATAAGCAAACCGAAGCGACGGCCTATCTTTACGGCGATATCGGCGGATGGTTCGGCATTGATTCTCAGGAGTGGATAAAAGAGTTTTCGGCCATAACAGCCGACACCATCCACCTCAGAATAGATTCATCCGGAGGGGATGTCTTTGCAGCCAGGGCCATGAAAACGGCGATTATGCAGCACAAGGCGAAGGTTATTGCCCACATCGACGGCCTTGCAGCTTCTGCGGCTTCCTTCCTTGCCATGGGCGCTGATGAAATCGAGATCGTGGACGGCGGATTTATTATGATCCACAACGCCAGATCTTTTCTGGATATCTTCGGGTACTTCTCAATCGAGGATCTTGAAAAACTCATATCCGACATCGGCAAAGAAAGCGCCCTCCACGGAAAAATCAACGAATCCATAGCAGCAGACTACACGAAGCGCAGCGGGAACAGTAAAGAAGTCGTTCTTGCGTGGATGAATGCAGAGACATGGTTTACGGCTCAAGAGGCCGTGGACAACAATCTGGCCGACAGGATTTATGACGGGGAGCCTGTCGAGGGCAGTTATGACCTTTCGATTTATGCGAATACTCCTGACCAAATCAAGGCAAGGAACACGAAACTATCCAAACGAATGCTCGAAAAGACCCTACGGGACGCAGGGTTTTCCGATAAAGAGGCAAAAAAGATCCTTGCTGAAGGATTCTCGGAAAAGGCTCAACGGGACGTTGAAGCTGATCCGGTTCCCGAGCCGGTAGTCGTGGATCAACGGGACGTTGAACTGCCGAAGCCGAAAAAGGATAAGATTTCAGAATTACTCACTAAGGCCGAATTAATGGCCCCATCCACAACTTAAAAGGAGATTTACAGATATGAAGACATTGACCCAATACAGGGAAGATATCAAAAACCTGATGAAAAAGGTTGCCGATATCGATGCAAAATGCACGGCAGAAAACCGGGAAGTAACCGAGGCGGAACTGGCCCTCAAAAATGAGCTTTTGGACACCGTTGAGGATGTCCGGAAAATCGTTACATCCATGGAGCGGCAGGAAAGAATCAGCGCGGCCCTGGAACAGCCTTCAGCCGCCGAAACAAACCCCAGGCCCGCGAGAACTCAAGGCGTGGAGGTCGGCGATCACATGGCCTCCAAAGACCGTTTCGTGAGCCTCGGCCAGCAGATGGCGGCGGTTGTGAATGCTGGCAGGCCCGGAGGATCGGTTGACCCGCGACTTTACAACGCGGCAACAGGTCTCGGGGAAAGCGTTGCATCTGACGGCGGCTTTCTTGTTCAACAGGATTTCGTTAATGCCCTGATGCAAGATGCTTTTTCCACGGGCGTTTTGGCTTCAAGATGCCGCAGACAACCCATTTCAGGCAACGCCAACGGCCTGAAAATCAACGGTGTCGATGAGACATCAAGAGCATCTTCCCGATATGGCGGCATTATCGCTTATTGGGCGGATGAAGCCGCCGAGAAGACGGCCAGCAAGCCGAAATTCCGTCAGATCGAGTTGAGCCTGAAAAAGCTGGTTGGCCTTTGCTACGCCACCGACGAACTGCTTATGGACGCCACAGCCCTTGAAGGTTTCGTGCGCGAGGCTTTCCCGGGTGAGTTTGGGTTCAAGTTGGATGATGCAATTATCAACGGGACCGGCGCAGGGCAGCCGTTGGGGGTCTTAAATGCCGGGTGCCTGGTAACAGTGGCGAAGGAGTCCGGGCAGGCTGCCGACACCGTTGTCGCTGAAAACATCGTCAAGATGTATGCAAGGCGGTTTGCGGGGCAGACCGGAAATTACGCATGGTTCTATAACCAGAACATCGAGCCGCAGCTTTTTACGATGTCCCTGGCCGTTGGAACCGGAGGGATTCCCATTTATATGCCTCCTGGCGGTCTTTCAGATGCACCGTATGGTCGCCTTATGGGACTCCCGGCAATCGCTATCGAACAGGCCGCTACCCTGGGTGACGCCGGCGACATCATCCTGGCGAACTTCCAGAACGGCTATGTTTTGGCCGAAAAGGGCGGAATACAGGCGGATGTGTCGATCCACGTTCGGTTCATTTATGACGAATCGGTTTTCCGTTTCGTGATGAGGGTTGACGGCCAACCCGTGAGGGCGAGCGCCTTGACCCCGTACAAGGGCGGAGCAAGCGACACGCAGAGCCACTTCGTAACACTGGCAGCGAGAGCGTAACAAATCAAAATAACAGCCTGGGCATAACACCCCAGGCTTAAAAATGGAGGAAAGTAAAATGTTATTTTCACCTGAAACAAACCCGATTGTCGAAGGCCACGAACCGGCTGCTTCGAATGCAATAGCCGCCACCTGTGACCCCATCTATCTTGGCAATGCCCTTGGTGTGTGGATCATCGTACATGAAGATTACGCCGTTGACGCAAACCAGCTCGTTATGACCTTGCGCGAAGGCGAGACCAGCGCCGTGGCCCTGGCCGGAACATATGCAGTAACCGCGACTTGGGGAGGGTGGAAGAACATCACAGCCCAGACGAGCGATGCGATCACAGCCTTGACCGCAGCCGCGACTTTCACCCTGGACGGGGTAACAGCTGGCAATAACTGCTTGTGGATGTTCTACTTCCCGGCTGCAAAGATGACCAGCGGGCGCGATTGGCTCCATCCGATATTTGCGGCTGGCGATGCCGGGAACATCGCCAACGTCCTCTATATCCTGGACGGCTCCCGCTACAAACAATATGCTCCGCCTACGGCAGTAGCATAATCAAACCAGTTTAATCGGGGGTGGATTTTGGTTCGCCCCCGATTCATAAAAAGGAGAAATGCCATGTTTAATGAATCAACTCGGCGGATGCTTTCAAATATGGGGGTCGGTCTTAGGGTGGATCGTGCCGCCGCTGCGCTGGCCGCCGCCACTACACCGTACTTCACCGTTACCGGCGTCATCCAATTAACTGGCCTGTTTGGGCTCGTGACGGTCGCATCCGGTGCGAACGCCTGTTCGTGGAGTGTCAACGCTACGGTCGGAACCACTGTTAAAATATGTGCCGATCTGGACATCAACCCGGCGATTGTGGGCGACATCCTTGGTATCACGGGAGTTATCGCAACAGCCATGACTTACGGCGGGGCAGTCGTGGGGATGATGCAGCCGCTTATCATTACAGCCGGAACGATTGATTTTATCGCCGCGGCTGCGGATGGAAGTATCAGCGCACACCTGTTTTATCTCCCGCTGTCAGACGGTGCCAATGTCGTGGTGGCGTAAACTGGATTGATTTAAAGCAAAATCAAGGCGGAGGATAAAACCATGAAGATATCGGTTACGGCGGCAATATCAGCACAAAACACTTTCACGGGTTGGGCCGAGCTTCCGCCTGTTTTTCAACTTTTAATAAGCGGATTAGCAGATTCGACGGTTACATTCCAGGGGTCACCGGATGGCGGATCAACGGTGTATGACCTCGATGATTGGAACGCGTCAACTGATAACGGCTTGCATTTCGGGAACGTCGCTAAAACGACTTGGGTTTACAGGGCGGGTGTAAAAACCGGCGATTATGGCACCGACACCATCATTCTCCGCTTGGAGGGTTGATATGGGTTCCAACATCTTTTCAGCGCCATTTAAAACAAGCCGTTTCACTCCAATTTTTTCAGATGTGATTGTTGCTGGCAATTACGCCTATGGAGTAATTTGGGACGCTGTAAACGACACATATCAGACAGGCTTTTACGAAGATGGGATATTCACAGCTCAAGCCCTTGCGTCCTTTCCGATTCAGGAGCAAATGAAACGGTGTTTACTCTTGGATTCCGGATCGGTGAACTACTTTTTATTGTCAACCAATTCAACCAAAAAGGCAGATGGTTCGGCGGCAACGCTCACAGGGGCGGACGGTCAAGTGATGGTGCGGATTCCAAAATTCCATTACATCCAAGCGCAGAATGGAAATTACCGATATTTTTTCATCGGGGAGAAACCCTTCTGGATAACACTTGCTGATGCCAGCATCGCCACTTCGGCGATTCACCCCGCATTCTACAAAGGAAGCTCCTCAATCCCCTCAGCATATCGCTACATCGGAGCCTACGAAGGCTCAATGTACGATACGTCTGCAAGCGCCATGGTGGACGCCGCCAACATCGTAACCAGCCTGTACGCCTCAGGAGACAAAATGTGCTCAATCTCCGGCGTGTACCCAAAAACAAACGAAACCATAGTGGAATTCAGGGCCATGGCCACAGCCCGCGGCACCGGCTGGCATCAGTTCGATCATGCCATGCAAAGCGCTGTCGCCATGTTGTATATCACCGAAAAAGGCACCCTTAGAAGTCAAGCGGCTATCGGTAACGGGCGGGTCAGCCTTGCTAATGGAGATTGGGTAGCGTCCGAAATCCATGATGGAGTTAATTACGGATACATCGGTAAATGCGGGCTATCCAATGCCATTGGCAATGCCACTGGAGCCAATAACGAGGCCACAAATCTAACCCTGGCCGAATCCCCGGCATACATGAGTTACCGCGGCA